CCACCAGACCTGAGAAGCTGAGGGCCGATAACAGACCGAAGTGCATAATCGTAGTCGTCACTGTGAACAAAGCCGCCTTCCTCGCAGATGATAAGCTTTGCATTACCACCACGCAGTGAGTCCACATGCGCACGTTCTAAGACGCCTAACCGAAGTTCCGAGTTTCCGACCTTCCATCTGTAATCCGACTTTATAGGCTGAATGAGGCCTTCGGGCGCATCTTGGCAGATAGGGCCAAGGTTGTCAGACACGATGTCTTTAGCTTGTTTCAATGTGGGTGCTGCAATGCGGACGATACTGTTTGGATTCTGCAGGCAGTATGACAGCGCATAGCAGGCTGACAGGTAACTCTTGCCCCACTGCCGGCTGATAAACAGGAGGGCTTCCTGCGCTTTTGTGTTCCGTAATGTCTGCCATATTTGCTTTTGACCTGCATGAAGTTTGTAGGACAGGTTGCCAGCGTTCCAAGCTTCCTCTGTAAGGCGAAGGATGTCTGCCTGTATCAGTGCCTGATATTCCGCAAGTTCCTTGGGCGTCATATTACGCGCACCTCGGAAATATCTGCCCATGATATTCTGACCTAGGGCTAAAATGAAAACAGTGCTTATCTGTCCTGACGTTCATATCCCATACGAACATGAGGCCGCTGTGAAGTGCCTTGTCCGTGTCTGTAAGGCTATCCAGCCTGATTACTTCGTCTGCCTTGGTGACCTTCTGGACTTCTATCAGCTTAGTCGCTTCGACAAAGATCCTAGCCGCAAGACTACAGTTTCGGATGACTGTGACCTTGCAAGGCGATGGTTCTACAAGGTTGATGGTGCCCTGCCCTTGAAGTGCGAGAAAGTCTTCATTGAGGGCAATCACGAAAACAGGCTGCAAAAGTGGATATGGTCTAACGCGATGGACTTGGGAAAGATGATTCCAAGCCTGCCGGACTATTTGCACCTCAAAAAGCTTGGCTGGATTCATGTGCCCTACGGCAAGCTGTGGCGTCTTGGTGATGTGCTTTACATGCACGGTGACCGCTGTGGAATGAACGTGTCTATGAACATGATCCGCAAGTATGGCTGCAACGTTGTCCACGGCCACGACCACGGTGCCGCACTTCGGTACTTCGCAAACGCTGTGACCCGTATGTGGGCACTTAACTGCGGGCACCTCAGTGACATGGATCAACAGGAATACCTTTACGGTGGCGTTGCAGACTGGACTATGGGTTTTGGCCTTGTCGAGTACACAAACGACCTTAAACATGCAGTGCCATCCTTTGTGCCTGTGATAGACGGCAAAGCAATCGTAAGAGGTAAGTTGATATGATGTTAACCAAGTCTGAGATCGACAAGCTGAAAGCTTTGCCCTGGTACACCTTCGAGGTCATATATTGCTTGGACAAAAAGACTGTCACAAAGAAGGTGCGTGGCAAGCGTAGTTTCACATGGGAACTTGAGAACTGCGTAAGGTTCACCATCGTCGGCGAGGAAGGCGAAAGCTTGTTTGAGTTAGACGGTGAGTTATTCATAAGCTGTCGGGTTCTTTCTCAAACGTCACGTCAACAGACGCCTCAAGTAGGGCCTTCCTCTTCGCTTCGAGTTCTTTAAGCCTGTCTTGGTTGGTCAACACATCCCTTGCAGCGGTGTGAGTAATCTGGACGTTCTCTTGAAGGCCAAGGATGGTCTTTGAGGCGAAGATAACTGCCGCAGGGTGCCTTTCCATTATCAGCTGATCCAAGGCTTCCAAGACACGTTCAGACCGAGTTTTCCTTATATAACTAAGAAATTCCTCTCTGCCCTTTTTGTATGCTTCGGCGATTTCTGGATTTTCATTCATTCTTTGGTAATAAGTATCAACGGCAACGCCTAACTTTGGGGCAATATCCTGTTGTGTGTGGCCAATGCGGGCAAGCCTTTCGACTTCCGCAGGATCGACCTGTTTTGGTTTAGGCCCACGCTTTGCCATTTACCAAAGTTCCTTTGTTGGCTTTGCAAAGCAATCAAACGCACCTGAATCATACAGCTTCTGTATCTCTTCTCTGACTGGCACCTTGTTAAAGCGACGCCATACAACTTCTGTTCGCTTGCGGTTTTGATCTGATTCATCTGCCTTCTTTGAACGGTCATAGCCGACACGGCCCCTGCTTGACGCTGTCGCTTCAAACTCAAAGCGTTCCCAATCTTTGGGCATCTCAATAGGCTGGTCATAGTTCGACAGTATGAAACTGCCTTGGCAGGCGTCCAGCGTGTTCACCAGTTCCTGAAAGTGTTCCATCGTATAGCCGTTATAGTGTCCCTGATAGGCTGCCGGATATGGCGGATCGCAATAGAAAAAGGTTTGTGGGCTGTCCCACTGTTTAATGATCTTGAGTGCATCGTCGCAAGTTATGACCACCGATGCCATACGATCAAGATAGTCTGGCAATTGTGCAATCTTGTTTGACCATGTTGCCCCATTGTTTCGGCTGAACACTTTTCTTGCCCAACCACCGCCAAGCACATTTGAAAAACTCTGCTGCACGTTGACGTAATATCTACGCGCAGCCTCGAGTTTATCTTCGCAATCTAATTCTTTGGCAATCTGGTGTTCGTGTTCGCTGTACAATGTGAGTTGCAGTGCATCGATAAGTGCAGGGCCATTGTCGCGTAGTTGCTGGTAGAAGTTAATTAGCCTTTTGTCGTGATCATTGATAACTTCGCGGTAGTGATGGGTGTTCGTCACCTGCGGCCAGGGCTTTGCAAAGAAGATAGCCGCGCCACCGCAGAACGGTTCGACATAGACTGTATGCCTTGGAATCAAAGGCACAATCTTTGATGCCATGCGTTGCTTTCCACCGTAATAACTAATGACTGGTTTCATCGTTTGATCTGTAGTGCCGTCAGGCGTGTAGTTGCGTCTTCCAGGCGGATCTCAAGCTTTTGGATACGCTTGTCTGTTTCAGTCTGCTGCGCTTTGAGGTTGGCCTCTATTTGGCGCGCAAACACGTCTTGCTGCGTTCTTACCGTGTCGGATAGGCTATCTACGCTTTCCACCGCTTCTTTTGCTTCCTTGACGGCCTTTACTGCCTTTTGGTGTAGTTGCCAGCACAACGTCAGGAAAACTCCCGATGCCACTGCGAGTAGGCCAGTAAGACTTTCGTAGTTCATTTTGTCCCCACATTGCGATCAAGATTGCATCGACTATGCCGTCACGGTTGCCACCACGAGGGCCGAAGGTTTGTTCTGCGAGTAAAGGGTTGATGCCTACAAGGGCGTCTAAAGCTGCCTGCTTTGTGGCTTTCTTGCGTTCTGTCTGGCTTATGCCCTTTTCATGCTTGAGGGCTATGCCAAAAGACTTCTGCCAGACTTGGGGCCTTACCCTGCAAAGCTGGCTGCATCTGGACTCTGCCCACGCAAGTAGGCGTCCGTAGTTGAGGCCCATAGTGAACACGCCAAAACGTCCGTCAGAGGCGAAGCTTGTTTGTTCCTCGATGACGATGACTTCCAAGGGAAGCATGAATGTAATCTTATGGAGTTCTATGAGGTCTATTTCGCCGTCTTTTAAGGGCATAGGCCAGAAGGTAGTCTGTTCAGGCGTGTGGTAAGCCAATGCACCAAACTTGCCGCAGTCTATGCCTAAGACGCCCATAGGGTTAGCCTCAATCCGTGAGAGTTGCTTAACCTTACAATGATCTTGACAAAATGTCAAAAGCACCCGTTAGCCGACTGTTTATTCGGGTGTCGTCACAACAGGAAAGCCCCATCACCCATCCCAAGCGATTTCCTTTACCAACGAACCTGTCGGTATTGCCGGCTGCCTGCCACCGGGAGTCGCCCGACAACCTATTCGACTAGGTAAGCCGCCAAACTTGTTGTCGATGATTAAAGTCTAGCCTGCTTATTGGCAAAAAAAAACCCTTGGAGTAAACCAAGGGCAGACTTCCGTTCACTGGCATGAATCGGACGTGCTTTCTTCCTACCAAGATCGCACGTTCCTTGCAACAAAGGCACTGCGTTTTGTTCACTAAGTTTCCACATGAGTTTTGGGACTTACTTACTTCGCAATCAGAGATTGTTGTCCTGCTGCGCATCCTAAAAAACATAGGCTTTTCAGAAAATGGCGTCTGCTTTGAAAGCCGGGATTCCATGTGCCGGGCCTGCCATATCACGAAGAACACTTGGAAGGCCGCAATCGAAAGACTCAAGGAACTTGAGATTATCGTTGTCGATGAATGCCACAACAGACCCCACAAGATTACTTTGCACGAAAGTGTAGCAGGGGTCAAAATAGAGACACGAAATAGATATAATATATATAGGGGGTCTAATTTGACCTCTGCTAAAAATGGAGGCAGTTGTGATTCGCATTCCCAAGGATACCCCGAGAGAGAGTCTTTCCAAGTTGTCAAACGAAGAATTGAAGCATTTCAAGATGCTAGAAACGCAGTTCCGTCAACGAGAGGCCCTACAGAACCGGACGAGGAATGACGAATGGGGATTCAGGCTGCAAGTCATCCAGGCAACACGAAATGCACCTGAGGTCGCAGACAAGACACCCTACGTTCAATGGCTGTGCGATATGTGGGACAAAGAACTCGAGATTGATCGCAAGGCTATCGAAGCAGAGAACCAGATCATCGCAGACCGTGAAATGGAAAAGATCCGTAAGAGTAGACGTGCGCTTTCGCGCGCCTAACTGGGCCTGCTGCCCAGCGTATTACCCTTGCGGGTAATCCTACCCGCGATAGCGGCTTTTGAGGTGTGACTTTATTGGGGTTTCTTATGGAATACACATTGACCGATTCTGAACAATTGATCGCCCGCTTCGTAGCCAAGCAACGTTCTGGAAACAACAGGAACGCAGGCACTGTAAATATGCGTAAATCTGAAATGTCGGACTTTGAGATCGACCTTCAAGGCTTTGGTGGAGAACTGGCCTTCTGTCGCCTTGCAAACGTGTTTCCAGACCTGACGGTTCACAACAGGTCAGCAAGCAAAGGCGAAGATCAGGGCGACTGCATCCTCAACGGACAGCGTATCGACGTAAAGACCTCAAAGAAGGCCGAGGCTGCACTTTGGGTGCCAGTACGCAAGATCGGTACTGCGGATGCTTACGCGCTTATGACGGGCAAGTTTCCCACCTTCAGGCTAGTGGGAATGGCGGACGTTGAAACCGTGAAAAATGAAAAGGTCTGGAATGACAGCCACGTTGTAAATCAGGACAAGCTTATAGATATTGCTGTGTGGCAATTCGATCTATGGGCAAAAGGCTAGTCCTTATTTTTTGAAGACGGCATCAAATTGAAATACTTGGATACAAGAAGAGTTTTCACAGGATAACCATTTATGGTGCGGTCACTTACGACTGTCCTCATTTCGTACTCTTTAAAGTAAACTGTAGCCGTTGCACGCGCACCACCGCTTGCACGTCCAGCGATAAACCACCGACCTTTGCAGGTGTTTACAAACTCTCGTAACTGTTTGTAATATTCGCCAACACCCCGATCGCAATAGGTTTTAGGATTGAGTGCATAATCTGATCGACTCCAAGGCGGATCACAAAAGAAAGTGACGTTTGAAGCATCGCACTCGCGCATAACTTCCAGAAAGTCCTTTTGCGTTACCTTGGCCTGTGGAAAGTTGGTCCGTAAGTGTTCAACAGCAAAGTCCGACATATCGTTGAGAACTATTTGATTCGCATTGATGAACTTAGACACCCTGCCAAGGCCGGCAAAAGGTTCGACAAAGACGTCACAAGCACCAATCAATTCTGCAATCTGCTTTGCCGTATGCGTAAGGCCGGGATAACCAGTTCGCAATCCTGTCATTCCGCATCTTCCTGATT